GGTATCTAAAATTTTCATATATCAGCTAAAGGTACAGCATCTAGGTCTGGTAAGTTCTCCATAAGCTCTTGCATTGGGTTCTTTTCTACAGGTAAACACTCAATACCATTATCTTTTAGAAACTGTCTAGCTACGTTTAAATCACCTGCCTTTGCTTCTCCTGTTTTTATTTTATCCACTAAAAGTTTTGCTAACTCATAGTGCATAGTGTTTAAAACCTCTAAGCTTTTATCCATGATTAGTCTTGTTTTTTAATTAATATAATCATTTCTTATCTGTTTTGCCAAACAGAAGATACTTTATTTTACCTACAAACCCTAATTTTCTAACTTTTTTATATAGTTTCATACCTTTTTCATAACGCATTAATTTAGTTTCTATATCTGATATACGCATTATTGCTGAAGTCAAAAGCAAATCTTGTAGCTTGGTGTATTTAACTAGGTCTAAACAGTATGCCCTTACAGCTTCATCAGGCATTTGTTCTGTTTCACGTTGCTTTACTTCGATTTCAAACTCGATTTCTGGCGGTGGGTTGCCAACGAGTATTTTAAAAAATTCTTTGTGGTTCATATTAGTTCATTTTAGGAAACAACTGTTGTTCTAACATATCAACAGCACGATCATCTAGTGTGTTGGTAGTTTGTTTGCAGATAGCTCTAAGCAGATCGACTACTAATCTCTTTACAGCAGTTGTAGTAAAGAACTTTAGCAGTAT